ATGCCTTGCAAACATTGGAGCGATGGGATATGCACGCAGAAATCGAAGCACCCTTGCTTGGCAACATGGAATTGCGTGGGGTGAATACAATGATCGAAACTGCATCGTAAATGTTCTTTCGCCAACGGCTGATGGAGAGTGGAGATTCCCTGTATGAAAAAAAGTTGGGCAGACAAAAAGTTTGCTGGGGAATGGGGCAAGGCTCTTGAGAATTATATCCATCGGAAAGCAGACGTTGTGCCTAAGGGATTCTTAACTGCGCCCGAAGCGTTAAAGAGAATGGGACTACACGGATCAAGTAGTGGCCAACGAACAGCCCTCCTCAGCGAGATGGTGAAAGCCGGTGCGCTAATTAAAAAAGAATTTAGAATTATTGACGCAACTGGTCGGCGCATCTCTTCAATCGCTCATTACGCAATAGCTAAATAGCCTAGTATTAGGCGCTTACAACTATTTACAAAAATCTTTATTTTGGTGCTTTACAAAAGGTTAAAGAAAGGTTAAAGTTCTCCCATGATGAACACGACCAACACCGAAGCGGCCCCGGTTCAAGAGGGCAACATTTCATTAACCAAACTTGAAGTCGACATTTTGTCTGCTTGTTTGAATTACGACAACATTCAAAGCCAGTTATCTGATAATTACAGTAATTGTGATTTGAAAGATGCCCACAAAATTTGTAGTGGCAAACACGAAGCCGCTGGAGTAATTGGAAGTCTTTGCAAGAAGGGGCTTATCTATGACCCAATGCAAGAGGAAAACAAAATCATATTTATGACTGAAGAAGGGGTGAAGTCAATCTTTGCTCACATAGAAAAGAATAGCTAACCTAACCAGCCAGAAAGGAACCATACCATGCTAATCATACTCATCACCATAGTCCTCGGAAACCTCGGAGCGTTTATTCTGCTAGGAGAGCGCAAGTGAACAACAAAGAATTTGGCGAAGTGTGGAGATCGATTGCAGAAGGGTCGGTTAATGCTTGGGAGCGTGAATGCGATCTATTGGAAAAAGGATTTGAAAGAATGGACGATGTTTTTATCAGCGGTGTTCGTTGGGCTAAATACCGTCTATTGATTGTAAAATGAACCGCCTACTTTTAGCCTACATTATCGGCCTTATCATTGGGGCTGGTGCTTTTTATCTTGCCCTGCAACTGATACTTCAATAGAACAACTCTCGTGACATCCTTTCCCCTCCCCGCAAGACCCCAAGGATGCACCGCCCCGGCATGGGATTCGTCTTATGCCGAACACGCCATCGAGCCGAAGTTCAATGGTTGGCGCATGGTGATAGACCAGCAAGAACGCAAGGTGTTTAACCGCCACGGCGAGCGAGCCAAGTACGAGGGCGATATTCTCAAGACACTAGGGCGCACTAAAATTGCATCTCGATTCCTTGATTGCGAATGGATGGGGAATCGCACTCGCACCGGGCAGAATACCCTTATCCTAATTGATGTGATGGAGCCGTTGCCTTATGCGGAAAGGCGCAAATTGTTTTCCAAAATCAAGCCAGCATCTTTTGAGGTTCCCGATAATGCCTTGCTACGAATGCCCACATTTAGGCACAATAGGCTCAAGGCAATCTGGGAAGAGATGGAGTTTCAAAACCGCAAGGCTAGCGAGACGATCTTTGAGGGTTTTGTTATGAAGAAGGATGAGTGTTACCCAAGCCAGACCGATCCGCATTCTTATTGCGGCCAATGGCACAAGATGAGGATTCGGGAATGATTACCTTTGCCGTCATCTTTGGGGTGCTTATGGTTTGCTTTGGCCTAAAGCACCTTATTAAAAGCCTAGATCAAGCCAACTATGAGAGGCGCAGGTTTCATCTTATGGTAGCAGAGGAATTAAAAAGGCTGGACGATCTTTATAAGGAAAAGGAATCATGGGGTGAGGTTCAGTATAAAGAAAAGAAGTGGTGGGGTAGAAATTGAAACCCGCAACTAAATTTGAAATTCTTTGGCGCTCTCTTGGTGGGTGCGAGCTTACAAAAGAATATCAGTTTGCGCCTAACCGCAAGTTCCGAATGGATTACTACGGAGAGTTAAATGGGATTAAGTTTTGCGTAGAGCTAGAGGGAGGTGTGTTTATTAGGGGGCGGCATCTTCGCCCCGGAGGTTTCTTGCGAGACATGGAAAAATACAATCTAGCCGCCCAACATGGCATCTTTGTTTTCCGTGTACCCAGCCACAACATCTCGTCCGAATGGCTTACCCCGATAATCAAATCAATCAAGAAAGGAACCAAATGAGCGCAAGAACTGATGAGGCATGGAACAATCTTAATGCTGATCTTTGCAAAAAACAAGACTTAGACGAGAGGATTATGTCATCAAAGTCGGATGATTGGTGGATCAAAAAGAACTTTGGCGATAGAATTAAAATTACTGGCAATCTAATCTTTGCTCCATCGCCACAGCACTTTTTAAAAGAAATCGACAGGCAAAACAAACTTATTGATCAAGGATTACAATGAAGGGAGAAGATGATTTTTCAGAGATGCCACCACGCCTATCGGGTGAAAACACGGATGATTGGATTGTTAGGGTGTATGGCTCGATCCCAGACACCGAACTAGACGAAGCCAGAGACCTCAAATCAATAAACTTGCCCAAGCAAGGAAGCATAGAGGATCGTCAGTCACTTGGGGACTACGATCACGAACCAAAGAGGATACCAATAAAATGAGCGAGAATCAGATGGCATTAACAAACAACGGAGTGGCAAACCAAATCAGACAGGCTACGGATGTGGCCGGGGCTTGCCGCGAGATCGTAATGAAAACCGCACAGCAGATCGGAAGGGGCAATAAGAAATATGTGCGTGTCGAGGGCTGGCAGTCCATCGCAGTAGCGCACGGATGCGTTGCTTCGGCAAGGGATGTCGAGCGTGTTGAGGATGGATACCGATGTATTGGTGAGGTTAAGAGAATGGACAACGGCCAAGTAATTTCTCAGGCCGAGGGATTCTTAGGCGATGATGAGGAAATGTGGAGCAAGCGGCCAGTCTATGCTCGCAGGGCTATGGTTCAAACCAGAGCAATTAGCCGAGCGTGTCGTTCAGCATTCGCCCACGTTGTAGTGCTAATTGATTCTGGGTTGAGTACCACCCCGGCAGAAGAAGTTCCGCACGGAGGATTTGAGGATATCAACACCGACAAATATGAGGCTCCTGCAAAAGAAGTGGTCAAGATTGTGGCCGAGGTTACAAACGAAAAGACAACCGAAGAGCGAGACATCGTGCTGAAGTTTGGCAAGTGGAAAGGGGTGTCAGTTCGCCAGATTGCTAGAAGCGAGGATGGCTTGAACTACTTGGAATGGTTGGCAAAGCAACCATTAAAGGACGGCCCGGACGGAAAGCCCTACAAGAACGATGTTATCCGCAATGAGATTATTGCCGAGGTTCTAATGGCGGCAGACGGAAAGGAGGTAAAGGGTGAACGAGACGACATCCCATTCTGATCTAATCAAATCATTCAGCGATCAAATACCGAGCATTCTTCGTGAGAACTTCCGCAAAGTTGCACAGGCTGAAAGAGATCGTGTTGCAGAGCTTGTGCAGTCTCTTGCAGATGGCTCAGAAGATGCCATTCAGAAAAACATTTTGGAGGAAGTGGCTACGGCCATACGGAGGTTACCAGATGTCTATTGATGTGGATGTGCCAGTTGTGCGCTGGTCAATGTTAGAATGGCGAAGCAAGCAAGACAAACCAAGGGAGAATTCTAAAGTGCTAATTGCTACTGGAAGCGATGTGGTTGGTGGTAGGTATCTATCGGGAAACTTCTATTCGAACGGATGGCAAGTTTGTACGGAGCTAACCCAATGGGCTGAATGGCCAAAGGCTCCACGGCCATGAGCGTTAAGAGATTAAAACTTGTCGATGAGTTCCACGGTTACATCCGAGGAAGGCTCAAGGAATTGTTCAACGAGTTCAGCCACGCACAACATCAAAATTACAAGGACATCATAACTCAGCTAGAGTTCAGCCACAAAGTAACCAAGGAACTTTTAGAGCGAGCCAAGAAGTATCAGAAGAGG